AGCCTCAGCATCTAAACCGTTTACAAGCCCTGCAACATCAACTGTTACAATATTATCTACACCTAAAAGTGGAGAGACCATCTGCATTTGATTTCCAGCAACAGTATTTTGATCTACTCCCGACTCTTCAGCCACAACTAAAATTATAACTTGCCCTGCCGAGATAGTTCCTAGAACGTCTGTTATATATATTTTTCCATCAGATCTTTGGATCTCGGTTCCTTGCGGAATAATTGTTGTGTTAACGCCCGTAAAAACAACTAGGCCTGTAGCAAAATCAGCAGGCTTTTGAGTCACTCCAAAAATGCTAGACCATCTCTTTAATTGATCTTCATCAGCTGTGTCTGGAAAAACTTGTTTGAAAATCCATTCTAAATGTCCATGCAATAAATGTGAAACGCCTGCTATAACCCTAGCGATTACGACAAGTACAGCTCTTCTTAATAAAGATCCATTATTATTAAGCCTAGACTCAAGATCATTTTGTACTCGCTCAACTAGCTCTGCTAGTGTTGGTCTTTGAAATGCCATCCCCTAGTTACTCCCTTACGCTTTCAAAATTCCAGTTAAATTGATACCTATAGTTTATGTTTCCTTTTGGCTTTTGAATAGTAATTTCAATATGCATTATACCTCTGGAGGCATAAGAAGTTATCACGTTCAAAGAAGCTGCAAGTCCATCCTCTACCATCCATGCTAACGCCTCAAGGCAATACTCTCTGGCTTGCGATAAAGTTTTGTCGGTCTGTTTAGATCTCTGTAATAACCAAAGTCTAGACCCGATTTGATCTTGATCGACCTGAGAAAACATATCCCCCCACCAACCTCTTTGGTCGGTCTCGCGAGAAGGCAATTCTTCTATCCCCACTCTTCGATCGGTGAATAGACTAATAATTGCAGCAGTCTTTAAACCAGCATCCGTTTCCAGATCTTGATTTTTCATACTGATATCAAATTTTTCTCCAGCCTTTAAAACTAATGCTATATCCATAAATCACCTATCTTTTACATTGGTTGGTTAGGCGCGCTCGTAGTGCCGCCACCAGTTCCGTTTTCAGGATGAGTATGCCCGTTATAAATTGCTCTATCAGCTGCCATAGTTCTAGTTCCATCTGCAACACTTCCGGTAGCCTCTAGATCACCTAATATTTTTGCCTTGCCTGCAACAGCTGCAACTCCAGCCCCAAGGCCTGTGCATCTAATAAGCCCTGCAACTGTTAAAAGTGGAGTGGTCATTAATATGCCGACCGAGGAGGTTATTTCAGAGTTAGGCGCATTTACTATAACTTTAGTAGCAGCATTGACTGTTAATTCCCCTGTAGTGATCTCTATTTTATTCCCACGTTTTAAATGGATTTTATCGCCTTCATCCGTATAAATACAGACCTCGCCTTTTGCTAAATTCTTAACTCTATACTGTCTATTATCTACAGCTATTATTATGCCCTGAGATCTATCGCCACTCGGGAAAATTACGATTGCATCACTTCCATCCAAAGGATTTGAAGCTAGTCCGTAATCTTGAACCCTTGGAACGTCTGATAATATTTCATCTGCAAGAGCTTGGATTTTTAATCTTTGAAAACTTCCAGAATCATTTGAGCTTAAAACTGATGACCTAACCATTAGGTTTTTAATTCTATCTGAAAGTGGCTTTAAGATTCTCATCAAGTCAGACATCTTCATGATCTTGCATCCTTTTTAACAGCTGTTGCTAAAGGACTCTTGTCAGCTGGAATTTTAGGCTCAGGAAGGTACGCATCTTTTCTCTCTAAATCTAACTCAACAGTAGATCCAGACTTATCATTTAAATTTAATTTAACAGATACAATTAATAAATCGTCATCAACCCCGATACTCTTTGACCTCAAACGAACGAGTTCATTAGGAAGCCAAAGAGTTCCATCTTGTTTGGTCCATCCAACGACTTGAGCCTTAAATTTTGAGGCCTTAGCGGCTCTCGTTGTGGCTTCCCACTGTGCTCTTTGTTGTGCTGACTTTAAAGTGGATAGGGTTTCAGATACTATAACAAATGGTCTAAACCTAGTTACGGACTCATCACTAGACGCTGCTTTTATCGTATAGTTTTGACTCCCTGAGATTTCATTTGCTAGAGGAGAGTTTTGGCCCTTAACCGTATAGCTTGAGAATACATCTGAAAAATCAAAAGAGGAGCTGCCTGTTAAAAGGTTTTTTCCTTCTTCGATAATCGTATTAGATCTAGTTTGGTTAGGCCTTGTAATTAATATTTTACCATCAACAGTAGAGGTCACTAAAAAACCTCTCTGTCTTGCAGCTTTATCTAGGATTTCAAAACAAGTCTCACCTTGATTAAAAGTGTAGCTTTCAAATACATCCCCAGTATTTCCAACCACTAAGACCTCTAAGTTAAATTGCTTAGCTAAAACCCTGGCTATATATTCAAGTTTTACGCCACTAAATGGAGTCGATCCAACATAAGAGCAGTCAATAAAATCTGCCGTCTTATCTCTTCCATTTACTGTTATCACTCTTGATGATTTATCAATGTCAACATTGAGGGAGTCTATATATCCCCCGATTACTTGCTGGCCCTCAAGTTTTAAAACAACTTGCTGGAGTGGCTGTAATAACCAAGGCTCCCTTTGATCGGCCCATCTATCCGTAATTGAAAGCGAGAAAGATCCAGACAAAGCTTTAATAGATCTAGTTACTACTACATCTTTCCAACCAGAATAAATTTTTCCATCTACGAATAGCTCAACCTTCATCTTCTGATACCTGTAGGATTTCCAAATCATTACCACCAACAATAAATGCTGGGTGATCTATGTTATTTCTATTTATTAGATCCGTTTCAAAATCCATGCTGTTATAAATATCATAGGATAGATTAATACTATTAGTTGTCTGTACTGGTCTTAGAGTCGCAATGGACGCAAGGTTCTCGTCTGGAGCAGGGATAGCTTTTGACAACTCTTTTAATAAAGTTTGTTGCGCTTGATATATTTCATCATTATCCGTTTCGCTCATTTGCTCATCGAAAAAAACTATTAACTCTTGTCTAGTATTCTCAGCATCCTCAATGGAGGTAAACGGAATATCTATTGCAAGTCTAGAGGCCTCTGCAAGAGCGACTTGTTTTGTCAGATCATTTAAAGCCTTTTGATTTGTAACCTCTACTTGCCTAGTGGAGGTAGTATTTTGAATAGGCTTATCATTCTTGCCAAAGCCTATCATTTTCTTCATAGCTCCAAAGGTTTCTTTTGATTTATTTCCAGACTGTCTTAAAAATCCAAGTGAGTCTGACATTTTTTGCGATAATTGATTTGGAGTTTTTATTAGGTCTAGAGTTTTTGCGTTTAGATCTCTTATGGAAAAAGCTAGATCTGTAGTTGAGTTACTAGTATCACTTATCCCGCTGGCACTTGTTTTAATGGAGTCAGAGAATCCTTTTATTTTACTAGAGGCTGAATCTAAAACAAATTGAGGCTGTCTGATGACTGAAAACTTATCGCTGAATCCAACCTTAGATGCTGAAATTAAATCTTCAGAGGCTTTATTAACAGAGAAAGCTGGATCACTTGAAGCATCTGGGAATAATTGCTCTCCAGTTTCAGAAAATTGGATCGAGAAATCTGCCTTACCGCCTTGAGTTTTATTCTCTCTTACTTTAAAAGAAGAGACGTTTACAATTACTCTGCCAAAGAATGGATGGATTAACTCTCCATTCCCTTCTTGCTCTAGAGCTGCTATTAAACTATCTCTTTGAAGAAAATAATCTGCACCTAATACATAACAATCTATTGAGTATTTTCTTTGAGATCTTCCCATATCTTCGTTATATGGCTTGTCTCTTTTTACATATTCATGCTCTACAATTCTTCTGCCACCAGATAAATCGTGGCTGTCGAAGTAAAATAAAACTCCTCTAAACGATGCCTGTCTTAAGTTTTCTTTCCAACCCATATATCACCTTCTATGGTGACGACATTGAAAAGCCTAGACTCGTATCAATTACGTCTGGAGCTTTTTCTGCATCAACCCTAGTTCCTTTAGGAGCATTATCAAAACTAACTTTTAATTCATTACTTGAGCTTGATTTAAACGATTGCAATTGCTGTTGAGCAAAAGCAGCTCCACCACTAGGCGCGCCTAGTGCAGGTCCTTTGGATGCGCCTGAATTAGCACTTGAATCCCCAAAGCCTAGAAAACTTCCAATTACAGATCCAACGTCTTTTATTTTAGACCAAATTCCATCTATCAAGTCTCTAAACGGTTCCCATTTTTTATATAATAAAACTCCAAGGCTTATTAAAGCTACAACTCCCACAACGATTGCCCCAATAGGATTTGCCGCAATAATTGTTCCTAGTGCCATAAATGCAACTTTTAAAAATCCAAGTCCGGTTAACAATGCTGGAATCAATGCTGTTACAAAGCCTCCAATAGAGGCCCCAAGCGATATAAAGGAAAGTAAAAGTTTACCGCCAATAAATATAGAAAGAGCAGCTGCAACTAAATTAGTAGTTCCAAAGATTGCGCCTAATGTTTTAAATGCAAATATAATTGGAGCGACAGCTGTCATTAGAATGCTAAAACCAGATTTTAATCCTTGAATTATTTTAGGTATTTCAACAGCAAGAGCCTTTCCGAAGTCTTGAATGGCTGGCTTATTCTCTCTGAAAAATAAAGTTAACTCTTCAGCCATCGTTTGGAATATTGGAATAAGCTCAACTCCAATAGTGTTTCTTAAGACGTTAAATGTGTCGCCTAATAATTTAAATGTATCATCGAATTTTGCAGCTGCTTTAATTGCGTCATCATTAAATATTAATCCAAGCTTATCTGCTTCATCTGTTTTAGCTCCGATATTATTTAAAGTATCAATTAATTTAACCCCTTGTTTTCCAAAGAGTTCCATTGCAACTTTATTTTGTACGTTCTTATCTTTTATTTTCTGTAAACCAGCACTGGTTTTTTCCAATACTTGATCAAATGAAAGGTTTTTTAAATCGCTCTGAGAAACTCCCAATGCTTCAAAGAGCTTTACGTTTTCCCCAATACCTAAAGACGATTCCCCTAATGTTTTAGAAAACTTAGTAAGAGCTGGCTCAAGTTGTTCAATGTCTAAGCCAGATTGCCTTGCCGAGTATTGAAGGCCTTGAAACATTCTAGTAGAGACTCCAACCCTTTCTGAAACATCGGAAATAGTATCTAAAGCATCTGTTGCGCCTAATACGAAATATTTAAATCCAGCAGCAGCTACTCCTACAACAGCCCCAAGTTTTACAGCTGATGCGCCTAACTCTTTGAAAAATGCGGAGCCTTTTTTGCCAACATTTGCAGCTGCATCTGCAACTTTAGATAGACCAGTTTCTTTTCCCAATAGAGAAAAAGATTGATTAAGTTTAGTAATAGGCTCAGAAATCTTTTTTAATTTCTCATTGATTTCCATTGCCTTAATGGTGACGTTATCAACGGCATTAATTACAATAGAGACTGGGAATTTATTTTCTGCCATTTTGCTTCTCAACCTCTTTGAAAATGTCTGTCAACCTTTTGGCCCAAAATTCTATATCATCTGCCTCGAACTCCCAAAGCTCGGATGGTTGAAAGTGTAGAGTATAAGCAAAAGATCCTAGGGAGTCTTGCCAATCTCTTGGCCAAAAGACAAAAAAGATGCTATTGCCGCAGAGATTTCAGGAAAATCTTCAATATCTAAATCTTCAACAATCTTTTCTGGAATGTTATTCATCTTGGAAACAATTTTTACTATCTCATCCATACCGATATCACTTGAAAGCTTAATGCCTTTTAAATGTTTGGCCTTAATTTTACAAATCGTTATTTCAGAAATTTTATCCCCCCCCATATCGAGGGGAAATTTTAATTTGATTATTTTAGATTCCATTAGTGCCCCTTAAAAAAAATACTAACGAATCTCGTCAGCAGTTTTGCCTTCAAATCTAGCCTGAATGTTACCTTCTTCAGATCCCACGTTACCGTCTCCTGCGTACCAAGCGTTACGCAATTGGATTACTTTTCCATTCGCTAGCTCTGCCATAATAGTGGAGTCAGTAATATTTAAAAGTTTTTCGACATCTAGATCAGCGCGGTCTGTAATTTCAAGCTCCATAAAAGGAACTTGAGGCTTCTCCATATAACCGTGAACTGAATCAAGACCTACAATAGCTTCGCGCTTGTTAGCACCTAGATTGTAAGTAAGATTTCCTTTTAAGTCGTAAACTGTACCGTCAATTTTAAAAAATGTTATCCCTGCACGTCTCATAGGTCCCCCCCTTTATAATCTAAAGCCGATTTTTACAGCTGTTACGATTAACTGGTTAATAATGTCTGGCGGTAAGTAGAAGTTTAATCTGTTAACATCTGAAAGACTTCTCTCAACAATTAGATCTGCTTTAAATTGCTCGATATTCTCGACCAATCCAAGATCTTGCCAGTCTCTAAATTTCTTAATCGCTTCAGCTTTCCCAACCTTTGGAGTTATAATAGCCTGACCTGGAGCAACTCTAGTTCCATCGCTTGCGAGTTTATGACGTGGATACTTACTTAAAAAATAAGTTCTAAAGTCATAGCTTAAATAAGAAAGTGTTAAAAGTGTATTTACGTCTAGGTAAGATGGATCTGGAGCAGAGAAAGCGTTTGTCTGATAAGTCGTAATCATTCGCTCCAAGCGAACAACTCCACCGTCATCAATATATGATGTCGATATTCCATCAAATAATAATAAATTTCTCTCAGCTCTTGTAAATCTCTCACCAGCTTTTGGAGGTAAAACACCTAAACAAGAAAGCGTTTGGAAAGGTCTCGCTTGATCAATGGCTCCGTGAAGAGCTACTAAAGCAGCTGCAACAGCTGCAACTTCATAAGGTGCTGTAGGATATTTAAAACATCCAGAGATAGAAGAGTAAGCAGAATTTCTGCCATTTCCTAGAGTTAATAAAGCTGAATGAGATCTATTGGAAGCTGTAAAAGCTAAGCCTTCGATCATTTCCAAAGGACCTGCTCTTGACGTTAACTCGGTCTCTAAATCTAGTAAGCTTGCAGTATCAACATAAGGATGAGCAATAACATGATACTGAGTATCAGCCATTGCAGCAATCGCTGTTGTTAAAACAGGATTAGCAGAACCAGAAGCCATTGCTACGATTGCAGCTCCAACCCCTGTTGGAAGTACCTCGCCTTCAAAATAATTAAGTCTCACGTCAAGCTCGTTACCAGTAACGCCTTTGTGCTTATGAGTTAAAGTAACAACTCCAAGAGTATTTGCGGCACTAACTGGATAAGTTGTGTCAGCTGTAATTTTCGCAACTAATGCAGCTGCAATTTGTGTTGCGGTATCAGAAGATAAAACAGTAGATTGGACTTTTCTGCCACCAACATAAAGATTTATTTGGCCCGCTGCTGTCGCAGGACCAGTAATTGTGATAGTGCTCGTAGCCTCAACTCCAGCTCCATTGTCAGATAAAGGCATTCCCCACACTTCAGTGGTGCTATTGTTTACAAACCATTTCTCAAACATGTGAGAAAGCATTGACCCGACTCCAAAAAGATCTACTGCCTGCTCTGCTGAAGTAACTCTTACTGGAATATCTGCTGGTGCAGTTCCACTTGCTAGTTTTTGACCAATAACTAATGCTCTGTAAACTTGGAGCGAAGGCCCTTGATTTGCATTTGAGTTATCAAACTCAACGTAAACAAATGGCGTTCTTAAGTTACTGGGTACTTGATTAAAAGAAATCATTATTCAACCCCTTCATTGTATTTTTTATTTTTCTTATTCTCTTTTTTATCTTCAATTTTAAGTTCTTCTTTTTGCTCTACAATAGTTACTTCATTTTCTAAAGCTCTTCTAGCCCAGTAAGAATTAATCGAAACAATTTTATGCCCGACTTCTGGATCTAGAACCTGTTTAGATTCTGGATCTCTAACTCTTTTTCCTTCTTTTGGATAAACTAAAAACATAAATTCCCTCTCCCTTATACTTGCGGTAACACTATATCGTTTACTATCGGAGCTTGACCAGTATCAGGAGGCGACTTGTATTCGACATGTGCCCTAATAAATGGATCTAATCCAAGAGTTTCTTCAGGAGCTACTTTCTCATAGAGTACGTCAAACGTAATTCTAGAGCCTGCAACTCCCTGTTCGCCTTCATATTTAAAGTCACTTTCAGTGTCACTCAATAAAACATCCTGAGCAAGACCATTCAAATAAGTATCATTGAAAATAAGCTCTTCTATCTTTTCGCATATATCGTCTAGATAATCATCTGCTCCATCTCTAAGCCTAGACGTTATTTGGATCTCTAGTTTTAAAGTTATCTGATAAGACCTTGGTGCCTCTATGTAAATTGCGGCTTGCTCTGATTTTGTATAAACTAATACGCATGGCATTTCTGTCTGATGCAGAGGCTTGTCTCTATTGCCGAAAACTCGATTATTAAACTCGGGAAGGCCTACCTTCAAAAGGTTTATAACGTATTGTCTTATAAGTTTTCTAGCACTTACTGTCGCCATTTTTAAATCACTCTATCCAATAATAATTCGTAGCCTGCTTCTCCGTCTGGTCTTACAACTACAACTTGATAATTCTTCCCATCAATAACAACTAAATCGCTTTCATCAGGGTAAAAAGTTACATCTAGCTTTCTAATTCCAAGCCTTGGTCTTTGATTTTGAACACTTGCTCCATCTAAAAGATCTACCTCAACATAGGCTTCATCGAAAATTGCTTTTAGATTTACAGTGCTAGCAAGTGGCGTGTGAGTATAGACAACATCGGTGCGGAATGTTTCAGTGCAGATTCTCATAACATTGTCTGTAGCATTTTGCCAAAATCCCAAAAATAATCCTTCTCAAAAAAAAAGGGATTGATTCAGCTCAATCCCTTTTATCTTCTAAATCCCAGAAAATAGGGATAAATATTATGCTAAGTCAGGATGTAATTTAACCCAAACTGTTGTATCAGCTGATGCAGCTGCTTTATGAGCATAACCAATAATTTTATTAGATCCAGCTGTCTTGCTAACTTCTTGATCTGCAACCACCCAGTATAATTTGTCGCCTTGAGCGATTACAAGCGGAGCATCTTTTGTTAACTCAACAACGCCTTCCATTTGTAACTCGCCTTCAATGCCGCTTAGAATTGCGCCTGTAGCAACTCCCAAAACATCTACAACAAGGACAACAGCCCCTGAAGCAACATCTGCGCTTGGAGTAAACGGCATTCTTGAACCGTCTTTAATGTAATTTTTCATTTCTATTTTCTCCTTAAAAATTTAATTTAAAATCTATTATTTAAAACAAGGCGACATATTATGCCGCCCAATATTCCTTAGCATTACAATTACGCTCCAGCGTTTTTGTACATGCCTCTCCAGTCAATCGCCTTAGCAGCGAAATCGTGGCGAGCTTTAACCGACATACCATCAACTTTGAAAGTCTCTTCAGTCTCGATGAATACACCTTCTTGACCGCGTAAGTAAGCAACTTCGATTGTTTGAACTTGAGCAGGATTTGCAATTGCATACCATGGATTAGTTCCTGAAACTTCAAGTCTTGGCTCAACGATCAATTCCAATTTATTTTGGAATGGATTCACGTTTGACGTTTGGTTAGCAAGGATTGAAGTTAATAATTGCTCAGCAGCAGTTTCATGATCAGGGGAAACAACTAAGTATTTCAACAATACGTTAATATATTGTTGCTCAGCTGTAGTGCCTAAACCTTTTTGCAATCTTGCAAGTTTTCTTAGCTCAGCAAGAGTAGTAACTGAAGGTACTCCAGCAGTTCCTAAGTTATTATGTGTTGCATGGAAAAGAGCAACTGAATCAGACATTGCAGCATTTGCGTTTAGGATTCCATAAACAATATCGGATTCTAAATCAGCAGCAGATTGACCAAACATTTGAGCTAAATCTGTGAAAGCATTTAGGTCATCGTTAATGATCATTTGTCTAGTTACAGATACGATTTTGCCATATGTAGCAAGCTTGTATTTCTCAGCAGCTTCTGACATAGATCCAAATTCATATTCGCCATTTTCATTTACTTTTTTAAGCTTAGGAGCGTTTCCTAATTGTACTCTTGAAACTTCTTTGAAGTCTGCAAGCTCAGCTTTTTTAACGAAAGGTAGGAAAGTCCTTCCAGCCATTTCATAACCAGCTCTTAAAACTTTTCCTAAAACATTTTCTAGGATAAGTGGGAAGTCTGTAGTTCCATGCATACCGCTAGTGCGAGTTAATGCAAGTTTTGCAACTTCCATGTTACTCATTCTGCGGGTCTTAACTCCAGAGATCTCAAGAGATTCTTTGGCCATATCCAATAAAGACATTGATCTAAACTCTTGACCTTTTTCACTAACTGTAAAAGCAGATGGATTGCTTCTAGAAAGAAGAGCATTTTCCATACCGTCTTTTGAAGCCGCTCTAGAAAGATCTTCACCTACAGATGCTTTTTGAGCAGATGTAATTGTTTTTTCTTCTGTTTTGTTAGCTAACTTTTCAATAACTAGTTTTCTAAATTCTTCAGCAGTAGTGCCTTTTTCGATATGCTCAATAGCTAAATCAGAATCTAATTTTGCACTTCTGCAAGTAGATATAATGTCTGAGTTACGAGCCTTGATAGCATTAAGTTTTTCTTCAGTCTCTTTGTCGCCTAACAATTTAGCTTCTGCTAATTTGCTTTCTAATTCTTTTGGATCCATTCTAGTTACTCCCCCTTTAAGGTTTTCTG